TGTGCCAACCATCAGTTCATCTGACCATTCCTTTGTGATTTCGATTGCATCCTTGCAATACACCTCGTAAATCAAAGGTTTAATCGGATGCACATCAATAACAAGGCGGTTTGTTCCTTTCTTGTCGAATTGCGCTTCAAACTCCGAAACACGTTTGATGAAATCCATCTTGGATTCTGCCTTGACAAAACAAGACAACGTGATTTCGCGGGATTCATAGAACTTGTGCATCAAATCCACGCTTTCGCCGTGGTAATTGTCCCAAGAAAGGCTTGCCGGGGCTTTCAGCTTCGGACGGTTCAAGATACCATCAGACCCGGACACATACACGCCAAAGGTTTTGAAGTCCACACCATCCAACAAGTATGCTTGTTGTTTGGAATTGGATATTTCATTGATAAGGTCGGCTTGTGTCAATGCCACGTTGTAAATCTTGACATCATCAAGCAAGCCAAAGCCATAATCGCCGCCGTAATAGTCTTGATTGAGGGACACGCCTTGCAGTGTGCCGGAATTGTTGATTGTCTTAATCAATGATGAATTGACATAGAAATTGTATGCGCTGCCACGCCTTGTTATCGCAAGCGAAAACCAAGAACCCGGCTTTGCCTCAATGACAACTTCAACATAATTGTTCAACCCGGCAAAGTTCAAGTTCCAAATCATTTTGGATGGTGAACCGCATTCGGCTTGCCGCCCTTGTACCCAAGCAAGCATTGAAAATTCAACATTCATATTGGGCAACACACGCTTGGAAACCTCACACGTGTCATTGCCGGAAAAGGAAATGGCATTGCCGTTCTTGCCCTGCACGAAATGCGCACCGTTCACAATGCCATCCGCACGGTTTTGGCTGTAATCATACGCAATTGTTGCCCCATCGCTTTCATCAAAGGGCATTTGGAAAAGTATGTTGTTTGCATCCATAATCAATAAGTTTTTTTGTTCTTTTCTCGAATCTTTATTGTTGAATCACCATCGGCGCAATGTTGCACCGTGCCGCCAAACCTGTTCACACACACCTTTGCCCGGTCGTGCGCATGAATCATTACCGTTGCATTGTCGAATACATCAACCATGACAAAGGAATTTTCCTTTGCCACAATTGATATTTCGGAATTATCTTTCACAAAGACTTCACACGCATTGAATCCGTCTGCATCAAACCGCCCGGAACAAGCCCCCAAACACACGCATTTGGGCTTATTTTCGACTTTCACGGCATCATCAAGGAAAACCCCGTGTTTCTCCATAACACCCTTGAAATGGCTTCTTATGAAGTCATTGCCGGGGTAATTGTTTGAAATGCAAAAATCAATGCCGCGCAAATACATTTCGCACATTGCATCCTTATCATTCAGGGACAACAATTTGTCGTGCCATTCTTGGCAAATGTCATTCTTGCGGGCGCGGGCTGCAAGTTCTTTTGATAGATTCATTTTATCTTCGTTTTATAGTGATACACTTTAAGACAAACCTTGTGAACGTAACGAATCGCCGGATTTCTCCAACAATGAAATGATACGGTCAATTTTCACCAAATATCGGTTGTATTGGGTATTTGCCGCAATCATGTTCAATTGCTGCAAGGACTGCCGCAACACCGCCGTTGCTTCAAGTTGGTTGATACGGATTGCATTCATTTGTCCGGCGACAATGCTTGCGGTTTCTTCCGTTACGCCTTTGACCGCTCCCGTTAAAGAAGTGTCGGCATCCTCATCGCCCGTTATGTCTTTGAACAAGTCAGAATAAATGCCCAAGGCTTGATTGTAGTTGTTGGCGGCTGCTTGTACCTTTCTTTTGAATGCTTCAATCTCGGCATCCGTCAGACCGTCAAACACGAAATCATCACCATTCCAATATCCCATGTTGGATTCCAATTGGTCAAGCGCACCTTGCAATTGCTGTTCAAGGAATCGTTTTTTCAATTGGTTCACGACTGCATTTTGCAACACTTCGTTCACGGTTGTTTCAAAAGCCTTTGAAGCATCTTCACCCTTTTTGAATGCTTCCACAAGGGAATCGCCCAATGACCCGGCAAAATCTTTCGCGTCTGTCTGCAATATGTCCTTGGAAATGGAATCATACATATCTTCAATTTGCCGTCCCAAATCCGCATATTGTTCCTTGAAGTCGCGCACCCTGTCATGGTCGGTCTTTTTCTTGCTTTCCTCGGCTTCCCACATCTGTTGCAAGTGCCGCTGTTGCGCTTCCATGTTGTGAATGGCTTGCATTTGTCCCTCGTACACATCCGCACCCAAAGCCTTGTTAATCTGCCATTCAAGTTGCTTGTATGCGTTTTCAAGGTCTGTGATTGCCTGTTGGTGCTTCTTGATTTGCTTTTCCGCCTTTCGGTCGCGGGAATTGAACAAGTCAAACGCGGATGAAAGTAAGCCGATAGAGCCTTGAATTACAGACAAAGGATTGCCCGTTTCGATACCTTGGGAAATCTGACTTGCGCCATCAAGGATTCCGCCAATATCACCCAAAATGGCTTGGGTGTTATCATCCATCGCAATGCCCATCTTGTCCATGCCGGACACAACCGCATCAAGTGAACCTTTCACAAGGTCAATCGCCCCGGTCGCGCTCTCAAACATATTGGACAATGCCTTTTTCTTGCTCTCGCCGTCTGCCGCCTTGGAATACTCCTTGATTGAGGAAATTAAAGCCTTGAACGGATTGCGTTCTTGGATTTCACCTTTCATTTCCTCGATTTTCTTTTTCAGGGTTTCAAGGTCTTTCGGGTCAAACTCAATGCCAAGATACGCACCATCAAGCCCGTTGATTTTGGCAATCAATTCTTCAAGTTTCTTGGTGGTGATTCCGTCAAGGTCGCCAAACATCAATTCCCAATCCGGGGACATTTTCATTTGGTCAAGGGCAAACTTTGACAAGGCTTGTTGTTGTGCCTTGTCAAGTGCATCAATCATATCTTGATTGCCCATTTCTTCCGCGATTCTGCGCTTTTCGGCGTAAGAATCAATGATTGCTTGCTTGCGTTGCTCAAATGTGCCATAATCCGCCAACATCGCATCATAATCGGTGTTTCCCGAACCCTTGGTGTCGGCTTCATACTGCCGTGTTCGGTTTCTTATTGCCGCTTCAATTTCGGCACGTTCTGAATCCGATTGGGCTTGTGCGCGTCTTTGGCTAAGCAAGGCAATGTCGGCATTGTATTGTTCATCAATGCGCCGCCTTTTCTCCATGTAGGACGCATATTCTTCAAGCAAAGATTCCGTTTCCTCTTTCAACTTGGTTTGGGCATCCTTTTCGGCGGTGTCCAAAGTTTCTTTCTTTGCGTTGTCCAATTCCGTACCATCGCCGGATAACTCCTTGCGCTTCTTCTCAATGATATTCAGCATTTCAAGGATGGATTTCGCATTGGTCAGTTGTTCGGATAATTCATTGTTGAATGCTTCCAAGACCGTGTTTTTGGTTTCCTCGGCAATGGCATCATTGAGTTGGCGCAACTGCTTGTTTTGCGCTTTTGTACGGTTGGCAACATCAACTTGCAAGATGGTGTCCCTTTGGTTTTTCAGATACTCAATATATGTTGCGCCCTCTTGAAGCAATTTCCCAAATTCTTGATTGGCGGCTTTTACCAACACTTCATCACCCGAATTTATCCATTTCATAAACCGGGTATATTCTGACTTGTATTTTGCCAATTTTTCCAAGAATGGGTCTTGGGTACTTGCTTTGCCGCCACCGCTTCGACCACCGCCCCCGGTTGTCCGTTTTGTTCCCGTGATTTTGTCGGCTTGCTTCTGCAAATCTTCAATTTCTTTCAAGGCTTTTTTGTAATCATCATTATTGGTAAGGGTGTTCAAGGCTTCTTGCTTCGTGCGGATGGCTTCTTGGATTGCGCCCAAAGTTCCGGCTTTGTAGGTGTTCGCACCATCAATCCCGGCATTTTTTAGGATGGTTGCCCCGGCGGTTTCCGCTGCCGCCGCATTCTTGAAACCTTGTTCAATCTCCTTGCGCAATGCTTCGTTGGCAACTTTCAAATCATCCTTTTCCTTGTTTCGGGCTTGCACATAATAGCCCGTGCCGAAACTTGAAGTTTGCACCCACACGCTTGTAGTGTCGGACATATTCTTATACTTTTGCTCTTGCTCCATCAAGGTTTTCACCTTTTCTTGCGCTTGCTGAACGTAAATCATGGCTTCCGCCTTTTTGATTTGGGCGTTCACGAACTTTTGGACTTGTGCCGGGTCGCTCAAAAGGTTTTCGGCATCCCGTACATCATTGATGGACACGCCCAAATCATCGAAAGCCTTTTTGTTGGCTTCGACAAATTTTTTCTTGGCTTCCAAATTGTCCCCAAGTTGATTCCACTTCACGGACAATTCTTCAATCGCCGCAACGGGCTTATACACGTTTTCCGCAACGGATTTATACCATTCTTCTTGTGCTTTCTTGGCTTCGTTAGCCTTGCCGACAAAGTGGGAAACAAGGGCAATCAATGCGGATATGCCCGCAAGAATCCAACCGAATACCGGGATGGATTTAATCGCTGCGCCCACCATTCGGAATGCTCCGGCAAGACCGATATTTGCGGCTGTCCCTGCGGTTGCCGCTACGGTCTGCGCCCCGGTTGCCGCCGTGTTCACACCTTGGGCAACCGTGTTGGCTTCGGCTGCTGCCGTTCCTGCCGTTTGTGCTGCCGCCTTTGCGGTTTCTGCCGTTGCTCCGGCTGTCTTTGATGCTGTGTTGGTCGCTTGGGCAACCGTGTTGGCTTCCATTGCCGCCGTGTCTGCAATCTGCTTTCCACGCCCGACATCCAAAAGGTTGTTCCACCACTCTTTTGCCTTATTCAAGGTAACAAGCGAAAAGGCGGAATCCTTGTTCAAGGTTTGCGCCACCTGTTGCAACCCCATTGTTATTGACATAAGGGATTGCACTTTCAACATTATACGTTGTAGTTCTTCATTCTCTGCACCGAATAAGGCAACCGCACCTTGGGCGGCTGTGAATCCGCCGACAATGCCTTGCAAGCCGGACAACATACCCGCAAATTGGTTTTCATCATTCGCCATGATAGAGCCTTGCGCCTGAATATCGCCTTGAATATCTTGCAACCGCCCCAACTCATTGACAAGGTTTTTGTAAGCTGCCGAATTTGCGTGCCAATGGCATTGATGAAAATTCGGCAGCTTACAAAAACCTTGTCAATGAGTTGGGGCGGTTGAAAAAAATTCAAGGGGAGTTTCAGGGGCAAGGTTCTATCATGGGGAATGAGAGAAACCAATTTCGGGGGAGGTTTCCGGGTTTGAAGGGCTTTGGCGGGGGATTCCAGGCGCCCGGGGGGGGGGGGG